CAGCTAATGCAACTGCTAACCTTACTGGTATTCAATTAACATCGAGTCTTGGTCAATCAACAATTACTCCAAACTCAATAATCTCGGTCACCGGACAACAACTTAATACAGGAATTGGTTCAACCACAATAACAGCAAATGCTGTAGTAGTTCCTACAGGAGTTCAAATAACTGGAAGTGTTGGTAATCCTTTTATTACTGCATGGGCCGAAGTAGATCCTAATGTTACTAATACTTGGACTGAAGTTAGTAAGGGAGTTACTAATACTTGGACTGAAGTTGATAAGGCGGCTTAAACAAGGTATAATAGCAAATTATGGCATCAACATTTTCATCAGATCTTAAACTTGAACTTATGGCCACGGGTGAAAACTCAGGTACATGGGGAACTAAAACAAATACAAATCTAGAACTTGTTCAACAGGCAATCGCAGGTTATCAATCAATTAGTGTTGCATCTTCTGATGTAGCTTTGACAATGGCTAATGCTTCTATTTCTAACGCTAGAAATATGATTTTAAAATTTACTGGAACTTTAGCTGCAAATAGAACAGTTACAATTCCAAACTCAATAGAAAAATTTTATGTTGTAGTTGATGGCACTACACACGGATCTTTTAGCTTAACTTTTAAAACTGTTTCAGGAACTGGTTTTACATGTTCCCAAGGTAAAAGTCATTTTTGTTATTCAGATGGAACTAACATAAATTTAATATCTGGTATTCAATTAGCTAATAATACTTTAGATGCTGTACTAGATAATGGTAATACTTCGAATGGAACTATCAACGTAAGTAACGTAACGGTTACTGCAGCAACTTCAGTTAATACTTTAGCTGCCACTGCAGCGATTACAGGTGGAACTAACTTAACAATACAAGATAATATTACTGCAACTGCGGGAAACATTGATGCATCTGCTGGAAATGTAGACGATCAAAAAGGTGAAATAAGATTAGTTCCCATAAACACAAAAACAGCTTCTTATACTTTACAAGTTTCAGACCACGGTAAATTTATTAATACAGACAGCCAAGTTACAATTCCTCCAAGTGTTTTTTCTGCAGGACAAACAGTAACTATTTATAATGATTCAGGTTCTAATATTACACTTACTAAAGGAAGTGGTGTAACAATGTATTGGTCTCAAAACGGAACTAATGCAAACAGAACTTTAGCTACTAGAGGAATCGCCACAATTCTTTGTGTGGGTAGTAACGAATTTGTAATCACTGGTGGAACATTAAGTTAGGAAATAACCATGACTCATTACTCTTTATTAATAGGAGCAGGAGGTTGGTTTCCTACAAGTGCTACTGGAGGAACAGTAACCACCCAAGATATAAATGGTGTTGATTATAAAGTTCACACATTTACATCTACAGCAGATTTTGTAATTGTAAGTAGTGGCTCACAAAGCTCTATAGAAGTTTTTATGTGGGGTGGTGGAGGCGCTGTTGGAGGTTACAATGGACCTGGCGGACTAGATCCAGGCCGTAATGGAGGTGACGGTGGAGGGGGTGCCTATGCAGAAAACACTAATTTATCCATTAACGATGAGACATTAAAAGTATGTGTTGGTGGTGGAGGAAGTAAAGGTAATGGCGGAACTCCAGGCGCAGCTGGATCAGGTGTTACGATTAGTAGTACAAATTTTTATTTTGGAGGACCTGGTAATGAAGATGGTCCAAGTGGTTTTTCTCAAAGTGGTGGAGGCGGAGGTGGTGCTTCTGCATTAATAAGAGGAACTACTGGTTTAATCGTTGCTGGCGGTGGCGGTGGCGGTGGAGGTGTTGAAAGAGCTGGTTTAGGCTATGCTGCAGGTAATGGTGGAGGTGGCGGTGAAAACGGTACTGCATCGCCTCAAGGTGCAGGTGGTGGTACAGCAGGTGCTTCATCAACTACAATTGGATTAACTGTTAACGCAAGCGGAGATTCTTCTGGCGGTGGCGGTGGCGGTGGAGGCGTTAATGGTGGTGGCGCTGGAGGAAACCCAAATACCGATAACCAAGGTGGTGGAGGTGCTGGTGGAGGTACTTCTTTAGGTTCTACAGTTACTAACGGAAGTTCAAGAACACCAGGAAACAACACAGGATATAACAACGCAAATTATGGACAAGGTGGTGGAGGAGGCTTTCCTGCTTCACAAGAGCCAGGAAATGCAGGTTTAGTAGTAATACGATACCCAATAGAATTCCCAGGATAATTATGGCATTAAGAAGCGTAAACATACAACCAGGATTTAATAAAGCAGACACTCCATCAGGTGCTGAAGGGCAATGGATAGATGGTGACTTTGTTAGATTTAGATATGGTCAACCAGAAAAAATTGGTGGCTTTCAAGCTATAGGAACTAATACAATATCAGGACCTACACGTGCGCAACATACTTGGACTGATTTAGAAGGTAAAAGATACGCAGCACTCGGTACATCTAAAGCATTATATATTTATTACGAAGATAAATTTTATGACATCACTCCACTTGCAACAGCAATAACTGGAGCAACTCTTACATCAACACAAAACTCAAACGCAGTAACAGTTACTAAAGCTAGTCATGGACTTGATGTTGGTGAGTATATAACTTTTACTGCTGTAACATTACCTGGTGGTGGAGCAACAAGTTTTACTACAGCTAATTTTACAGATTTTACCTTTGAAATTTTAACAGTACCAACGACAAGTACGTTTACAATACAAATGAAATCTAATGAAACTGGCACAGGTATGTCAACTGCTGGAAGTATAACTATAAATCCTTACGAGGAAATAGGTCCTACAATTCAAACTTATGGTTATGGTTGGGGTACAAGTACATGGAGTAGATTAACTTGGGGTTCAGCTTCTGCAACTTCTTCTGTTGTTCTTGATCCTGGTACATGGTCCTTAGATAACTTTGGTGCTCAATTAATTGCAACTGTAAAAGATGGTAAAACTTTTGTATGGAATCCAGCTGTGTCAAATCCTTTAGAAGTTAGAGCTGTAATTATGACTGGAGCTCCTACAAAAACAAGACTCACAATTACTTCAGATAGGGACAGGCACGTTGTTCATTTTGGAACTGAAACAACTATAGGAGATACAACAACACAAGATCCTATGTTCATAAGATTTAGTGATCAAGAAAATTACAGTATTTACCAACCTACCTCAGTTAACACTGCAGGAACTTTTAGATTGGATACAGGTAATAAAATTGTAGCTGCTGTTTCTGGTAAGGATTATAATTTAATTTTAACTGATCAAGCTGCTTATACTATGCAATTTGTGGGCCCACCATTTACTTTTTCAATTAGACAAGTTGGTTCTAACTGTGGATGTATTGGACAGCACGCAACTGTTTACGCAGATGGTAAAGTTTTTTGGATGGGTGCTGGAGGTGGGTTCTTTGTCTTTGATGGTACAGTTAAATTACTTCCATCACTTGTAGAAGATTTTGTATTCACGACCACCGGATCAAATGTAGGTATAAATTATTCATCTAATGAAATTATTTATGCATCGCACAATTCTTTATTTAATGAAATAATTTGGTTTTATCCAGCAGGAACACCAGCGGGAAACCCAGCAACACAAAACAACAGATCCGTAACTTATAATTATGTAGAAAATACTTGGTCTACAATGAGTCTTTCTAGAAGTTCTTATGCAGATGCTAGTACCTATGACGTTCCTTACGCAACAGAATACACATCTACTAACACACCTACAATACCCAATTTAAGTGGTGCAACAAATACTTTTGGTTCTTCTTTATATTTTGCACATGAGGTTGGTATCAATGAAGTAGCATTAAATGGTTCCATAACAGCCATACCAGCTTACATTCAATCTGGAGATTTTGATTTACCTACAGATGGCGATGGTGAGTTTATGTTAAGACTAAGTAGGTTTTTACCAGATTTTAAAAATCTACAAGGCAATGCAATAGTAACTATATTTTTAAAAAATTTTCCTGTAGATTCAGGTACCTCTTCACAATTGGGTCCTTTTACAATAAGCTCTACTACAGAAAAAATAGATACTAGAGCTAGAGGAAGACTTGCAAATATTAAAATACAAAACACTGCTGTCAATGAAACCTGGAGGTTTGGAACTTTTAGGGCAGATGTTAATCCAGATGGTAGAAGATAATGGCTAAAATAAATGTATATGTTCCGGAGCCTCCTCAAGAATACTCTGTAGAAGGATTTAGGCAAATAAACCAAGCACTTGAAACAGTTGAAAATCAATTAAATACTTCTTTTCAAGAAGACTTAAAACAAGAAATAGAAAGGTTTACCTGGTTTAATGGCTAATATATATAAAAACGCAAAATTAGATTTAACAAGTAACACAGCTACAACTTTATACACTGCCCCTGTTAACGCTAGGGCTATTATAAAATCTATTTTAGTTTGTGATGACACTAATAATGGAAGTTCTATAACAGTCACTTTATACCCAGGAGCTCCTGCTTCAGGAGGTGGAATTATTTTATTTAAAAGTAAAGCTATAGCAGGTAATGCTACAGAGCAATTAATAACACAACCTTTAATAATACAAGAAAATGAAGTATTAGAAGTAATAGCTGCAGACGCAAATAGATTGCATATTACAGCATCTATGTTAGAAATAAATAGAGACGATCAAAATGGCTAGGAAATTTAAAGACTTTGTTGAAAGAGACCAACCTAGGAAAAGACCTCGAAGACATTGTAAGAGCCCTAACAAAAAAAAGAAGTTGCAACATAATAAAAAATATCATAGACAAGGGCGTAGACAAAAATGAGTGATCCAATTAAAATACCTGCAGAAGCAAAAGAAATTATTAAACATAAAAGAACGGGAAAGGTATATGATAGTAAAAATCATTTTGATTCTGATGTTGCTGATCCCAATACTGACACTACTGTGGATGATTTTAGACAAGACCTCGAAATA